GGAGCGCGTCCAGCGTGGCAGAGCCGTTAACCCGCAGATCGCCGCCGACTGACTGGAGCGCAGGCGCGTCCAGCGTGGCAGAGCCGTAAACCACCAGATCGCCGCCGACTGACTGGAGCGCGTCCAGCCTGGCATAGCCGTAAACCCGCAGATCGCCGCTGATTTCTGTCAATTTAGCGTACAAATGAGCATTGCCGCTCGTTATTTCCAGATTCCCCGTGTGTTTCATTTTATTGTCCTTTCAGTTCAGCTACACGACCAAATAAAAACGCCTCTTTACTCCACATTTTTGCGCCTTCCATTTTTTCCTCAATGTCAGCCAAAGCCCATGCGGGAGAATCGGCAATCATTATTTTTTTTGAGTATGCAGGAAATTTATCAGCGGTTAAGCAAGCCTGCCATTTTTCCCGCGCTATTTTCATTTTTTGGATGCCGATTTCCAGCATCATTTGCGATGGCTCGACAAAGTAGACTAGGTGAGGGGCTTCGATTTCCTGCACGCAAAAAACAAAGATAGCATCAGTCCCGTAAACCGCCTTTGTTCCCGCTAAATAGTGCGCGGCCTGCCCGTCATAGCCCATCCCAGTCATCCCGCGAATCCATTGTTCAGGGCTTGCGATATCCGTTGTTTTGTAGTCTATTATTAAGGTTTTATCGTGGTTTATCCAGTCTAAACGGGCGCGCATTTTCGTTCCTGCATCCGTCCAGTATAAAGACTCTTCCGGCGTGCCTTCCGTCCAGCTTTTAACGCCCAAATCATCGCATTGAGTTATTGAGTCAACCGCGTTTATAACCATAGATCGCACTTGTTCGGATTGCTTTGTAAGTAACGGTATTTTTCCCGCAGCTCTTGCATCATCACGCTCTGCCTGTGCAGCCTTGGTGCGCCAGTCGTCATAGTCGCATACATGGATAACATCCATCCCCTCAAGTAACATAGCATGTGCAGCCGTGCCAATATCGAGGCGGGATGCTTCGGCTTGTATTCGATTCGGGTTTAGCGGCGACTGTAACCAGGCATGGTAAGGCGATTTGTTTAGCACCACCTTTGCAAGGCTTGCGCTTAATCCTTCGCTGGAGTGATATTCTGCGGCTGATATTTTTTTTGAATTTTCCATGACGATCCCCTTAGATTTCTTGGTTTAGTTCATTTGTCGCTGTTTCGTATGACGCTTGATCGATTTGATCGCGTGCGGCATCGCAAATCAGTTTACCAACGGTAAAAAAGTCGTTTTTAGACATCGCTCGACCGATTTCCGCCCATTTGGTCAGTGGGATGTCATTAGCCGCGCTCATTGCGTTATATCCGGGGCGGTGCGTGATGTTTGTAGCAAGTCCAGAAGCTTTAGTTACGCCATTTGGAAGGTTAGCCCATGCGGCAAAAGTCAGGTCATCGGCTCTTTCTTTTATCGCGTCTTCCATGCTATACGGCTCTTTTTTGTTGGGTTTCATTATTCAGCTCCTTCGGTGTAGTCGTTCGGGAAAAGTTGAGCGGCGGCGGTTTCAATGCTTCCGAAATTAACGCCATGCGTGCTGTCTTGGTCACGGTCAACCCGCTGTAAAACTGCGCGGCGTTCCTCTTCCGTCAGGTCTGGGCGGATTTTTTCCACGTCCTCAACCGTCCAAGTTATATCAAGCGCATCGCCTTTGATAACGGCGGCGCGATGTTTGAGCCATGCCGCGTCCGTGGCGTGCGCAGATAGCCTTAACGCCGTCCGTATGCCCTCGGATATATTGCCGCCTCCCAAAGCCCGCGCAATCTCTACAGCCTCGTCTGGCAGGCAAACTAAACGTTTTTTGTGTTTAACCTTCATTTTATTGTCCTTTCAGTTCTTCGCGGATTTTAAGAAGTTTAGCGCGGTATTCTTTGGCTATTTTTGCGGCGTTTTCGTCCAGAGAACCAATTTCATCATCAGACATTTTTAGCCAGTCCTCCCATGTGCGCCGCTGGCATCCGATGCGGAGCATTTTAGGCGCCCAGCGTGGCAGAGCCGTAAACCCGCAGATCGCCGCTGATTTCAGTCAATTTAGCGTACAAATGAGCATTGCCGCTCGTTATTTCCAGATTCCCTGTGTGTTTCATTTTATTTCCCCTCAGCTTTATCAATGGCAATTACCGCATCAAAAAACATAGAATTCGTAGGCTTGCCGTTGTGGTTTACAATGCGCTTGAGAACGTCCAGGAGGTCAGGAGCTGCTGTTATCAGTGCGGCGATTTGATCGGCTTCCTGCGCCGTTGTCGCCTGTGTTGGCCAGCCGGTTGCAAGCTGCGTTCCGTCGATCTTATGCCGGGCTTGTATCTCGGCGATTAGGCAATTTTCTTGCCCGATGCTCACAGTATAATTAATCCAATCATCGCCGCCAAAACTGCTTTTTACAAAAATAGGTTGCCTGTTCTTGCTCGATTCGTGAATGCTCAAATTTTCCAGTTTTTGCATTTCCAACCCCTAAATTGAAAAATAAATCATCGTGGCGATAATCACCCCGGAAACAACACCCGCCACAATCTCGCCAGCCCATAAGCGCCAGTTATTGCGGATTACATAGGCCGTGCGGGTTTCGTGGCGGCGTTGAAATATTCGGCGGCTCATTTTTCGGCGATCTCGTCATAGATAAGGCCGTATAATGTATCAGTACCACACGCCGGTAGCGCGAAATAAAAATCCATGTCCATGTATGTGTAGTCCTCCGACTCCGACGGGTTTTCGCACACAAAAACGCCGTCGATCGAGTTTGCTGCAAGTTTATTTTCCATGATTTACCCCTTTAAAATTTAGCTATCAACAGCGCCAGCATCCCGGCGCTGAATTCGATGATCGTTAGGATCGCGTCCATGCTTAAAAAGTCGCGTAGACGTAATTGCCTTCGGTCGTCTGACCTACAAGATCGGTATTTGTTGACAAAAATTCTTCGATGTCGTCGCCCTCGCTCAGGCTGTAGCCTGAGCGTATGTATTTCGCGCCGTTTTCTTCGAACTCGCAGCAGATAGCAATAACATCTAGCTCGATTTCAACGCCCGAATCCTGTTCGGATTCAACAAGGTAATCAAAAAGCATGGCGCGGGCTTCACGGCTGAAATTTTCAGATCGATTAGCATCAGCAAAAGCATCTACAAAGTTTTGCTGGGTGATAGTGGTTTTCATGATGGTCTCCTAAAGTTTCCGCTGTCTCTCGCGGGTTGGTTATCGGGCTAGTTGCCCTGGCATCTGGTCTGCTGTATTGCTTACCTGATGACTGCATTATATATATATATATCAAGATATGCAACAAATAATAACAAAGTTATCCACAGTTATGTACGATTTATTTTGCGATTTATCCACAAAATCGCAAAAGTTATCAACAGAAAGGTGTTGCATCCCAGCAAGTTAATCGGTAAACTACTTTACCAATTGACTACAGGGTGGCGGGGAATGACAAAACAAGATGAGATCATGCAGGCAAAATTAAGACGCGCGGCATTGCTCGCGGATTTTATTGATAGCGGCCTGAGTCAGTATGCGTATGCAAAAAAGGCCAGACTGACAAAACAGCGGATCGGGCAGATCCTCGCCCTGGCTCGCAAGGAGGCGCTATGAGCGGCGATACACATGTAAGCGTCTGGATGCCGCTGTACATAGGCGACTATCTCAAAGACACGGGCAGGCTGTCCACGGTTGAGCACGGGGCATATCTGCTGCTGATTATGGACTACTGGACAAGCGGGCGCTTGGAAGATGACGACGAGCAGCTGGCCAGAGTCGCGCGGCTTTCCGTGGAAAAATGGCGGAAAATTAAGCCTAAAATCACCTCTTTTTTCGCCCTCGCAGAAGGCCAGTATATCCACCCAAGAATCGAGCAAGAATTACACAAGGCAAAAAAGAACGCTCTAGACGCTAAAGTCAAGGCCAGCAAGGCCGCAGCGGCACGCTGGAAAGATCATAGTAAGCAAAAATAGCAATGCTCCAAGGTATGCTCCAAGCAATGCTCCAAGGTATGCTTGAGTAATGCTCCAAGGTATGCTTGAGTAATGCCCGTCACCTTCAACATCATAAAAACCTGTTCTTCGACCATATTTTCACAGTAAACCCGCCGCCCTTTTTCCGCCCGCCCGCCTTTGACTTTGAGAGATTTATCTCTCGGACTTTGACTTTAGCAGGTCGAACAATTTACACAAAAAATCGGGCGATGTAGCGCAGCGTAATCGACGTTCTCCCGCCACTCTTTACAGGTCGCGGCCTTCACCCTGTCCGCCTCCCTTTTGCCCGTCGGTTTAACGGCGGCTTTCCAGTGGGGCGTGTGCTGCTCGTTCCGTGGTCGTGCTGCTCCTGGCTCGTCTCTCCCTCCTGCAAGCGCCTTTTCTTTCAGGTTTCAGTAACTCCTATTAACTGCGCGCATCTGCCCGCTACTCTGCCGCTTGTCGTGTAGTGGTAATAAATAACCGTGGAAGCTCCCCCCCTTCCCGCCTCCCGTCAACGGTTTAGTGTGCGCTGTCGGGCGCGTGCTGATTGCGGTGGGGCTTCTGTGGCGTGGTTGGGTCGGGTGGTCTTTGATGGGTCGGTGTGGCTGGTCGGTGGTGCATCAGTGAGTGAGACAACGAAGAGAGGTTGTAACCAGGCAGATTGGATGGAATGGACGGAAGAGAGGTGTTACTAAGTGTTGAAAGAGGACTAGCATTTGGATTTGGGGCTGCCATCGGGGGTGCCCCCCCAAGGTATCCCACCAAGAAAAAATCGGTTGTTAGTACAGGAAGTGAGTGTTTATGCGGGTTGCAGAGTGATTTGGTGTGTAAGTTTCCGGTATAAATAATTGTGTTGTCGACTACTGAAGTTTATGTTGTCGAAGTAATAGTATATTGATATTGTTAGTGTTATTCTGGTAGAATGCTGTTTCTTGCTACATATTGAGAAAGGTTTAAAAATGGAAAATACAGTGCCGAATCCGTTGTTGCTGGCGTGGATGCAGGCGATACAGCCGCAGGTTATGTTTGACGCGGGGAGTAGTGGGGTTGCCGGACAGGTTGCTGCTGGACTTGGCGCGTTGAATGCGGAGGCAGTTCCCATGGCGATACCTGCTGCTGCTGCTCCGATTGTCTCGCCGGTTGCGCGAGAGGTGTTCGTTGCTCCGAAGCCGACGAAGGCGAATCCTGATTATGATTATGACGGGTATGTTTCTAAGTACGGGAAGCCTGACCAGAGCAAGGGTCAGCACTTGACGGATGAGTACAAGTTGCCGAACCACATCACGTTCTCGACTGATAGCAGGTATCACAGTGACGAGAATAAGGGTGGAATATGGACCGAGGGGTCGAAGGACAAATGGACGTTCACCCCATCTGAGTTCAATCTGAAGAATCATAATGCGGACGCTATGGCGAAGTATTTTCACAAGTACGAGAAGAAAGGCACGTTTGTTAAGTTGCCTGACGGTCGATTAATTGAGGGGACGAAATGATGTCGGAAAATAAAGTTGGTTGTAACTTGGTGCGTCTTGTGTCGAAGCCTGACGAGCCGGAGATGAGCATTGCTGACCAGTTGCGAGATATGGCAGCGGCGATTGAGTATGATGAGAAGAAGGGGGTAAAGCAGCCCACTCGCTTTGCTTGGGTAATCTCGGCGGTTGACTATGACGCGAAGGAGACGGTGATATATTCTGGTATTTTTGGTGAGTCTCCTATGCCGAAGGAAGAATCGTATTTCTTGTTCGGTCAGGCTATGCGTGCGCTTGAGGGTGGTGATTATGAATAAGGTGATGCTGATAGGCAGGTTGGGTAAAGACCCCGAAGTTCGTTACATGGCGAACGGTGATGCTGTTGCTAATATCACGCTGGCCACTGCTGAGAAGTGGAAGGACAAGTCCGGCACGATGCAGGAGAGGACGGAGTGGCACACGTTGGTTATGTACAAGCGGTCTGCTGAGATAGCCGGACAGTATCTGGCGAAGGGTTCTCAGATATACGTTGAGGGCAAGATACAGACGCGCAAGTGGCAGGATAAGGAAGGGAAGGACAGGTACTCGACTGAGATTGTTGTCCAGTCGTTTGAAATGCTTGGAACAAAGGCGACGGTCGGCTCTGGTGATAAGCCAGCGTCACAGCAAGATCTGGAGCAAATGAGTCCATCTGCTGCTGATAATGCAAGCCTGCCGTCTGGTATTTTTGATGACGATGTGCCTTTTTAGAGGTACAATAGCGTCCTGCTGATTCATCCTGATGACGCTATTGCCCCCGATTCTAGCGCAAGATTCGGGGTATTTTTTTTGCCTGAAGGTTGTATATGTTGCAATTATCCAGTGAGATTGTATAATTATAGGCTCGTTGCTTAACTACTGAAGGGGTTGGAAATGGCACTGAAAATTTACGTTGTTAAAAATGAAGGAAGTGAGCGTTTGATTGAAGCAAAGTCGAAGTCGGAGGCGTTGTCTTTTGCGGTACGGACAACTATGGAGGTTGCACTGGCAAGCCAAAGCGATTTGGTTACGATGATTAGTGCCGGTAAGCACGTCGAGTCAGTGATTGATGCGGCAGGCGAACCAATCGAGGTTTGATTGTGGCTGACGTGCTATGGCGCTCTGACGCGAAGTCGATTGTTCACCGGATTATCTGGTTTCTTCTGGACGTTGGTGCGCCTGGTCACGTCATGCAGCACGGGTGGCAGCTTGAGGCGGCTCGTCAGCTAGGTATTCACCGCATAACGCTGCGCCGTCAGATTGAGATTATGGTCGCTGCTGGTATTCTGTTTGAAGGCGAGAAAAAGGGCGAGGTGATGCTTAATACTGCCGTGTTTTCTCGTGTTGCGGACAAGTCAAAACTAAGAATGATGCGGCACAACGGGAGAAAATTTTGACTGAGATAGAGCAGATATGGTCTGACCACTTCGATACGCTCAATGAAACTGGAAAGGTTGCGTTTCTTCTGAACCTGAAGCGTCTTGCTTACGAGCAACAAAACGATTTGGCGAAAAAATCACTAAGGGAGTTGGCAGAAAAATGGGTATCGACTATACCACTATCGGAATAATTCCTGCGCCACTGTCCAGCGATAAGTATCCTGACATTGACGGCTTTGACTCACAAGCCGAAAGGCGTTTCTTTTTGAAGCTGGCTGACAAGATGATTACGAAAGCCGTGTTCCTGCGAACTGCCGGACTGAGCAAGGAGTATCAGATTCTTGAGGAAGTTGACTACAAAGGGCATCACGAAATCATGCTCAAAATCCACGACATTTACAAAACTTGGCATGGGAAAGGTGCGGCGCCTAATGACAAGTTGGAAAAATTCGGCTCAAGAACTAATCTGCCATTGGCGAAAAGACTAAAAATTATGGTATTCGGGCTGTGAGTACGTTTAACCTGAAAAACTTCTGGGACTTTTGTTCCGCGTTGCGTGTCGACACGAAGGAGTTGGGGGAGGTAAGTCTTGCGCCGGACAAGGTTCTCGGCACACAAAAATACTTCATTGAAGAGATTGCAAAGGGTATCAACGAAGGGTGTCACTACTTTGTCATCCTGAAAGGTCGTCAGTTAGGCATCACGACAATTAGTATTGCGCTAGACCTGTACTGGTCGTTCAAGCACAGTGGTATGTCCGGCTCAATGGTTACGCATACCGAAGAGGCGCGGGAAATGTTTAGGGCAACTATCGAGTTGTATATGGCATCCCTTCCGGATAAATGGAAAGTTCCTGTCGACAAGCACAACCGGACTCACTTGATTCTGAAAAATCGTTCGAGATTCTCGTATCAGGTTGCTGGAACTCGGAAAAATACAAAGCTCGGAAAGGGGCAGGCTCTCACGTTCCTGCACGCGACTGAGGTATCTGAGTTTGGTGACGAGGAAGGAATGGCTTCGCTTGAAGCTTCGCTGGCTGAAGAGAATCCAGACCGGCTATTCATTTTTGAGTCGACCGCCCAAGGCATGAACCACTACTTCGATATGTGGGATAACGCGAAGGCGGCTCAATCACAGAAGGCTATCTTCATCGGATGGTGGCGCAATCAGTTCTACAAAAAGAAGAAGGGGACACCTGAGTATCGGGTGTACTGGGACGGCAAAGTTTCGCCTGAAGAGCGCAAGTGGATTACGGCAATCAAGAAGCTGTATGACTTCGACATTGACGATGAGCAGATTGCGTGGTGGCGCTGGAATATGTCAGAGAAAACTCGCGACGAGCAGTTGATGTACCAGAACTTTCCGCCGACCGAAGATTACGCTTTCATTATGTCAGGCTCGAATTTCTTCAACAATGCGCGGGTGACTGACGAGTACAAGAAGGCAATAAAGATTCCTGCAAACAACTTCCGTTTTGTCTTGCGTGAGAATTTTGAGGACACGGAATTGAACCAGTGTTCTGAGAAAATGCAGAACCTGAAGATATGGGAGTTCCCGAAGGCGGGGGCGCATTACGTCATTGGGGCAGATCCTGCTTATGGCTCGTCAGAATGGGCGGATAGATTCTGCGCGTCAGTGTACCGGTGCTATGCGGACGGAATGGAACAGGTTGCTGAGTTCAATACGCCGGACTGCTCACCGTTTCAGTTTGCGTGGGTTATCTGCTATCTGGCTGGCGCGTACATGATGAACGATAAATCAACCTGTATGCTCAACCTTGAAATTAACGGCCCAGGGCAAGCTGTGCTCACTGAAATGAACCAGTTGAAGCGAGTTGCGGCTAACACTCAAACGTCCGCTGCACGAGGGGTGTTCAACATTGTGGCGAATATCCAGAACTTTATGTACAAGCGTCAGGACTCGTTTGGCGCTCCATCGGCGTATCACACGATGACGAACACGAAGGAAAAGGAGCGTATGTTCGGAATGTTCAAGGATGGGTTTGAGCGAGGCATGATTACCGTCAAGTCGTCCGGCTGCATTGATGAAATGAAGGGCATTGTTCGTGAGGATGGATTCCTCGGCGCGCCTGGTCGTGGCAAGGATGACCGGATTGTGGCTAGTGGATTGGCTACAGTGACGTGGCTGGATTACGTCAGGCTTCGTCTGGTTCAAACGGGGCAGACTAAGGCTCAGTGCATTCGCAACGAGTCAGCCGGAGAGCAGGGGGCGGCTCAGAAAACGGTTTCAAATTACCTGAAGGGTGTCGGTCTTGGACAATGACCCGCGTTATGACACGTCGGTTTGGTCGTCCGATGAATGCCGCCAGCGGATAGAAGCGTATCGCGGCGTTGTTCACCGGCATCTTCCGGTGGCGGGTCTAAAGAGCAAGCGCATTGTCTTGTGGGATATTGCGATACTTTCTCGGATTGCCAAAGAGCAACTTGCTCGCTGGAGTGTTGGAAACTTTACGTTAGGCAGGGTGCGATTGGCTCGGCTTACCAGAATAATCCGTATGTGCGATGCTGGCCTGATAACAAAATCTCAATACGGCGCGTACCATTTCCATGATGAGCCGAATATCAGACCTGCAATTCAATTGAAGGTGAACGTAAATCTTACAGGCGGGATAAAATTGTCGAACATATCAAAGCCGGTTTCTCAAGCAGGTATGCCGGACTTCTCAACGATTTTTAAAGGAAAATAAAATGGCTGTGACTCACGATTACAACTGCTTGGCACACGGGGTGTTCAAAGATAGCACGACTGGGCTTTGTCCTCATGGCTGCGCAAAGGAAATGTCGAGCATTGCGTACCTGAAGCCTCCGTCTTTCCACGGCGGGCGCACGGCTGGTATCGACGCGACACTTCGCGGCCTTGCTCAAGACCACGGCTTGACGAACATGAACAACCAGAACGGAACAGGTGCGGCGTATGTCCAAGACCAAAGCTTTAACAGGGCGCAAAATGACATGCAGCGACAAATGATGTCAGGTCAGACGTTTGCTTCGGGGCTTGGTAGCGGGGATAATGCGATTCAAACTGCAATGCAAAGCGGCGGCTATCAGCCAGGCAATGCAATTGAGCAGGTAAAGCCGTTGCTCACTCAGCCAAAAGTGATTGTCGAAGGCAGTTACAACCCACCAAAAGCGTAAAGGAAGATAGGCGATGTTAATCCCAACAGAAGCGGTTGAAAGAGACTTTTTTTTCGAGGACTTGATAAGAAAATGCACGGCTTCGCAACATGACAGGTCGCAGGATTACGCTCTGTTGAGGCATTATTTCCTTCACGGCAGGTCGCCAGAGCAGGCTGAAACCCCGTACAACAAGATTTTCTCGCACATTGATACGCTTACCGCGTTTCTTTTTGCGTCTGAAACAACAAAGTTCTCAATCCATATCCAGGAGGGTGAGAATGAGATTGAGTATCCTCGCCTAAAGCCTCTCAATCGAGCAATGAACAATATGTGGCTCTCGACAAATGCCGACCAGGTGTTCTCTCAGGCGCTCACATGGTCGCTCGTTTACAACTCCATGTTTATCAAGCTTCGTGTTGACGGATCTAGCGTCACTCCGTTTACCGTTGACCCCGCCTCGTTTGGAGTTCTTCGCGAGGATATGTCCTTCACCGACCGTCAGGAGGCAATGGTTCACAGCTTCTACACAACGTATAGCCAGCTTGAGCGCGACTTGGCGAAGCACCCGCAAAAAGACGCAATACTCGCATCTGTGGTTGCCAGCCCAACATCAACACAGGAGGTTGACGGTCTGTCTCGTTTGATTATGACGGCTACAGCGCCGAATGTAACGGGCAACGTGAATTCAGTTATGGACTTGCAATTGGCGTACACCCCGATGGTTGACGAAGAGCGCATCAGGATGCACGAGCTGTGGGTATGGGACGATGAGATTAACGACTATCGAGTGGTGACGCGCCTCGATACCGGCACGACAATTTACGACCGCAAAAATTTCTTCCTGAAGGGCGAGAATCCGTTCATTCAGATATGCGCCAACCCCATGTACTCATACTACTGGGGAATGTCTGAAGTCGGCGGCATGACCGGTCTGCAAAAGTGGCGCAATGAACGTGTCGAGCAGATACGCAAGCTGCTCAACCTTCAAGCCAACCCGCCCACCAGCATGACCGGCTGGCAGGGGATTATGGATGAAAAGCAGTATGCCGTATTCTCCGAAGGCTCGTTCCTGTCCACTGACTCAATGCAGGCGAAGATTGAGCGCCATGAGCCAAAGCTGCCTGCTGACTTGTTTAATGAGATTCGCGAGATTGACGCTGCTTTCGCGGAGCGTTCTGGATTGCAGAATATCTTGATGGGTAAGGGCGAGACTGGGGTTCGTTCTGGCAGCCAAACATCTACGCTGGCGAAGCTATCCAGCGCTCGTATCAAAAAGCGCGCACTTGTTGTTGAGGACGCTCTTGAAGCTATGGCTACGCTGTACCTGAAAATCATGCAAAAGTATGACCCGACAATCTATCAGGACGCTGACAAGAATGAGTTTGTTGCTGACCAGTTTACGAGTTCTTTTGTCGTAAAAGTTGACGCTCACTCAAACAGCCCTTTGTTTGTCGAGGACGCTAACGCTCTTGCGTCTGAAATGCTGCAACTGAAAATAATCACGCGAGAACGGTTCGTGGAGATTATCTCGCCGCCTGACAAGGAGTTGATTATCAGAGAACTGAAGGTGATTGAAGCGAAAGAAAAAGAGGCACAGGAAGCGGCTCAAAAAGCAGAGCAGCAAAAAAAAGGTTGACGCAATAATTTAGATGGGTGTAGAGTCACGTTTAAGGGTGTAGCTGCTCCCTTCAAAGGTGGCTTGAATCCCTAACCGGAGGTGTACCATGGCTCGCAAAGCTCGCAAGCACGCTCGTAAATCGAAGCGTAAGTAACAATAAGTCGTCCGTCAGCGACTTATTCAATACTTGCAAAAAGCATTTTTCTTGAGATTCTTTTTTCAAGTAACGATAGGTAAACTGATATGTTGAACAACTTACAACCAGGGCAGTCCGTAGGTCATCAGACCGTAGATAATTTTTTTGTCATTTCTCGCGGAACGGTCGGATTAAATTCTTCCGGCTACAGCGACGTTTTAACTTACACGTCACCAACTGTTGCCTCCGCTGTTAATGCCTCGATTGCTATTCAGACTATCAGTTCCTTGAACGGGGTTGTGCAGAACGCTCCTGCTGGTCAAACAATCGGGAATGTCGACTTTTTTGGATCAACCACAAATGGCTTGGCATACGCGGCGAATATTGACGTTAATGCACTTGGCGCGTGGACTCCAACCAGCACCCCGACGCAATTGGTTTTAAACGCAACTGCGTCAGGCTCAACAATCCCTGTTCCGGCTTTGCTTACCGGTACTCTAGCAACCGTTTCGGCGGGCAATATTTACGGAAAGTTGACTGTCGCTGCTGTAGCTACGGTTGGCGCAGCGACCTTGACGGCTGCTCAGTTGGTGG